CAGCCCCTCCTTTGTATAAGAAGGCCACGCATGGCAAAGCTGGAAGTCCACCGAGGGACCGTGGTAAGATGCAGAGAGCATAGACCATGGATAGGGTCATTTTGCCAAGAGTTACTTTACCTATAGACTGTGCTTCTGTCGGAATAGACACCTTCCAAGAAAGTAAATAGAGCGAGAAGTGAAAGAGCCACAGTGTGTATCCGTGTAAGGGATACTTGAGATATTCAGATGCTGCTAGACATTGACTCGATAGCCCGCTAGCCATGTTGGTCACAGTCGGGTAATCGTCAGAAGCATTTGGGAAGACCCGACTGAAGGCCTTACATGAGGTATAGTACGGTACACCCTCCACATAAATGTTTTTGCTATAACTCACGGTGTTCGTAGAGACTACACATTCATCGAGCTTAGCGTCCTGGCCATAACGCTCACTAGTGGTAACCACCGCCGTCAAGATCTCATCCGCCAGGTCCTGAATAACCTTGCTCTCGTCTGGACTCACGTTCCGAGGAATATAGAAGAGAAGAATCTGGTTGTCGCCTTGCCCGATCAGGTAGTATTTATACCCATAACAAGAAACTGCTAGGTCAACCATTGGGTAGGTGCAACATGTCCAAATCTTTTGACATAATCCTTCAATGCCGGCCTTGTGGTTGCACCATAAGAGGGAAGACTCTGGTATCGGAAGGGTAGGGTCATCCTGGGATGCCTCCTTGAGTCCATCTGGACAGCATTCCTGTGTGCGGACTAACATGACACACTGAACAAAGAAGTGATGTACAACGGTGTATAGGCCCGGGATTCCACACATTTGCTCTATGGTTGAACCTATTGGGTCCACAGTTACTGCATCCCAATGGAGGTTCCAACTTGAAAAGTCGATTACGAGGAAGAGTCGTGCATAGGTGTCATCTAGGGCAACATCTGTAACTCGGTGGAAGAGTCCTTCTATCTCATCCTTAGACAGCGTCATCGTTTGGCAGGGAAGGTAAGGGAAGACAAACTCCGACAAGTTGGCCTCAGTTGCTGTAAAGAACATTCTCATCTCGAGGACAAGCATTCCAAACATGCGTGCTGCAGTCTTGAACTCCCTTTCCTTTGGATATAGGGATACAATGAACCAATCGAAAGGAATTTGCCCACTACAGACCTGCTGGACGATTTTAAAGACTGATATTTCAGGTTGATTGAGCATCTCCAGGAGGAGTCTCTTGTGACTCTTGGGCGGGATTCTCTTATCCCATGTTGCAGCCATATTGGACCGGTAGAGCGATATTGCCTTATCATCAACCAAGTCAAGGAAGTTGATATAGTAATCAAAATCGAAATGCTTCGCAAATCTGACATGTTGCCACTCCAGTTGGTCGTAACTCAAGAGTGAAATCTTGGTCTCATTGGTGTAGAAAAGATGATATAATTGGGTCTGCCGCCCTTCGTCAGAG